AGCGCTAGCGCTGGGAGTCGGGAGCGGGATTGCCGGGGCCGTAGGTGCCGATGCTGGCACCGCCGGGGCGGAGCTTGCCGGGGACGCCTTCTCCATGACCGTCTTAGTGATGGTCGGTGCCGGGCTAGCGGGGGCCGTCTTGGTGACGGTCACCGCAGGGGCCGGAGTCGGCGTAGGTGCCGGAGCCGGAGGCGTAGGAGGTGCGCTAGGACTATCAGCCTTAGCGGTCTCCGTTATCGTCGCCGTGACCGTGGGCGGCGCAGCCGTTACGGTCTCGGTCTTGGTCTCGGTAACCGTCGGACCCGGTTCGTAGATGGTCTCAGTCACCGTTACCTGTGGCTCCGGTGTTGTGGTGGGTTCCAACGAACCAACCTCTTTCCACTATTGAGTTTTCAAACCAGCCTCGCGCCGGTTTGAAGACCCGGTTTGTGCTGACATGAGAAACATTAGTGGAACGATGAGCTTTGTGCAAGACGGTAGCAAGCGGAGCCATAAGAGCTTGAAGCACTCCAAGCATAGCTAAGCCAACGATAGCCAGCCTGCTAAGCGAGAGACCGAGTGTACGCAAGAGTCCGTCAGTGTCGCCCAGAGAGCCGCTCAGCGGGTAAACGTGGCGTTAGCCGAGACAGTCACAAGCAGGTGACTGGGGTACCCACCACAGAGCGCGACACAGAGAACTGTGGAGGGCTGGTCCTCGCGATCTGTACGGGTCTGGGACTCTGCGTAAGAGCGCCAGCTAAGCAGCTTTTGTGGTGGTAGGCATAGGAAGCCCCGCGTTCGGCGGGCACTGAAAGTGCCAGCTAGGTGGTCAGGAAGTCGAAGTGAAAAGCTGCGACCAAGAGCAGAAGGGCGGCCATCCTGGCCACACGAAGCGCTCGGCTATGGTTGGTTACCCAAAGTATCGGCCTTAGCAGGACATCCTTCACGCCCAGGAACACGAATACGAGCCAGCTCGCCATGATTAGCCTGCTCCACCTGCGGCCGTTCGGCACATACTTCTCCACCAGCGCGGCAAGAACTCCTAGGGATGCGAGTATGGCCACCCTTGCCATGAACCGCCGAGCAAGATATTGCTGACGGCCCTCCTGATGCTCAACGGTATCGGCGTTGTCCTCTACCTTCTTTAGGAGTCTTTCAATACGCTCAGGTCCGACGATGTCAATGACCAAGATGAGCCCCGAGACTAGCGCCGCTACCTTCGCATAGCGCGCCCACCAGTAGATTTCCAGGCCCCACAAGACCCGTTGGCGGATGTCTACGCCGTCGCTCCAGAGCGACCAGGCGTCTAAATAGCTCACAGGATCGCCAGCCATGGGCGCAGTCTAGGAGGCTTGGTGCGCAGTGTGGGGCAAATTGACTCAGATGGACACGCAAACCGTTTAAACGGCTCGGCCGGCTACTCGCCGGACCCTGGCCGTGAGCTTGCTCACCAGCTCGGCGACGGCTTCGTTGAACTCGGCGTCTACCAGCTCCATGGCCGCTTCCATCTCCGCGTCACGCTCGCGGAGCGTACGCACGGGGTGTTTAAACAGCCCGACGACGAAAGCCTTGATGGTCATGGCTCCACTGTACGCGGCGGGGCCGACAACGCGATGGCGTTTAGCTCAAGTGGCAGAGCGGCGGACTGTTACTCCGCTGGTCCTGGTTCGAGTCCAGGAACGCCAGCTCGGCGAGACAAGATGAGGGGTTGCTATGACAGCGGTTGCCATGACGTTCGACGGCATCAACAACGGCTTTTGGCAGATGACCATTGACGGGACACCGGTCACGTTCCCGTTTGAGAACCCCACGTTTGATCTGACGCCAGCGCAAAGCGGTATGGGTCGTGTGACCATCACGATTCCTGCCGAGATGCTTGAGGTTACGCGCCTGGCGTAGGCGCGTCTTAGCGGAGTAGAGGAGTCTGGTTGTCCTCGCGGGTTTCATAGGCCCTGAGATCGTGGGTTCAAATCCCACCTCCGCCACTATGGCGACCGTAGCTCAGCGGTAGAGCGCCGGATTGTGAAGCCGGTCATGGTGTGGGTTCGAGTCCCAGGCGTCCAACTCGGACGGGCGTTAGCTCAATAGGTAGAGCAGTGGCGTGAAGTGCCACGGGTTCCAGGTTCGATTCCTGGGCGTCCGGCAAAGCAGGAGCCCTCCTGCCGGGTGGCCGCCGGCAGGGGCGTTAAATGCGCCCGCGGGCGCATCCTGCCTGCAAGCCGCTTTAGCCCAACGGCAGAGGCGTCGCGCTTAGAACGCGAAGGTTCCCGGTTCGAGTCCGGGGAGCGGTACGCATGCGGCTCTAGCTCAATTGGAAGAGTGTCGGTCTTACACACCGGAAGCTCCAGGTTCGATCCCTGGGAGCCGCACGAGGGGGTAGTTCGGGTTCGAGTCCCGGCCCCGCCTGAAGGCGGGTTGGTGTAACGGCAGCACGCCCCCATGACTTGGTCCGATCACTTCGCATCTGCCTTGATCACGATGATTCGCGCCCAGGCAATGAACTTATCGATGAGCTTGAGAAGGAACTCGCGTCCTGCTGAGAAGAACGGCAAGACAACGAGGGCCGGGATCATCACTGTGATGATCAAGGCCAGCGGAAGTACGAGAAGTCCGCCGAGAACGACGCGCTGCCAAGTAGCGTTGATGACGATCATGAAAGGCCCCTGCTCGCGTATTGCAAACGTGGGGCTCAGAAGAGGAATCATCTGAGCGTGGAATCGACAGCTCTGGAGCTGGTCGATCGGAACGCCTCTCACCTAGGGCAGCGGCAAATCAACCGCATCCTCACCTGTCAGAGGCCGACCAGGGAAGGTCAGCGGCAGACCGCAGGCTTCTGATGAGGAATCTGATACCTCCGCTTCCCGCTCATGTTTCGAGGTTACCCATTTACGCGCGGCCGAGCGTGACCGGGCGGAAATACTTGTCTTACTCCCCCAAAGGGAATAGCAGCCCTGCTGCCTAGATCACGAGGAAGGAGGTAAAGCGTGGCTGGTCGAGGCCCAGCGCCCAAGCAAGACCGCATTCGCCGGAATGCCGACCCTGTCGACTCCATCGCGCTCACCTCCGACGCCGTGGTGAAGGCTCCGAAGCTTCCGGGCTACACCACGTACTCGGCGAAGACTCGGGCTTGGTGGGACACGTGGGCCGCGTCCCCTCAGGCTCAGGCTTTCGCGCCTACTGACTGGCAGCGTTTGATCATGCTGGCTCCGCTGGTGGAGCAGTACCACCAGGAGCCCAAGGCGGCCCTGTTGAGTGAGATCCGCCTAAATGAGGAGCGCATGGGCGGGACGATCCTGGACCGTCAGCGTCTCCGAATGAAGCTACCCGGCCCGGCCGACGACAAGCCGAGGCTTGCACCCGTGCGGGACCTGTCGGCCCGCCGGAAGAGTCTGGAGGACTGATTGCCGTACGGCCCTGACGGGCGTTGGACGGCACCACAGCACTCGCTTGGCTACCAGGTCATCGACTGGATTGAGACGTACCTTGTGCACGGCCCTGGCGACGTCCAGGGCCAGCCGATCGAGATTGACCGCGAGTACGCGCGCTTCATCGTCGATAGCTACGAGGTGACCAGCTCGGGCCGCCGCCGGGTTAACCGGGCGTTCTTGTCACGGCCGAAGGGCCGCGCTAAGTCCGAGCTGGCGGGCGCGCTCGGCTGCGCCGAAGCGCTCGGCCCTGTCCGCTTTGATGGCTGGGACGCTAACGGAGCGCCGGTAGGCCGTCCTATCACTTACCCATATATCCGCTGCCTGGCCACCGAAGAAAGCCAGGCGGGAAACACCTACGACAACATCTACTACATGCTCACCGAAGGCCCGGTGATTGACGACTATCCCGGCCTTGACGTGAACCTTGGGCAAGTAAATCTCCCCGATGGCGGGAAGATCGTCCCTTCTACCGCATCCAGCGCTTCTAAGGACGGCGGCAAGGAAACGTTAGCCATCTTTGACGAGACTCACCTTTACACCACGCCCGAGCTTCACCGCATGCACAACACGGTGAGCCGCAACCTGCTTAAGCGAAAGCTCGCTGAACCGTGGGCGCTCGAAACCAGCACAATGTACGCGCCTGGTGAAGGCTCCATTGCGGAGCACACGCACGGCGAATACCTGAAGGTCGTTGAGGGTCTTCTAGAGAATCCGCATCTGCTGTTCGACCATCGCGAAGCGCCGCCGGTCTCGATCCGGAATCGAGCGGAGCTTAAGAAGGCGCTGCGGTACGTGTACGGCCCGGCGGCCGACTGGATGGACCTTGACCGGATGGTCATCGACCTTCAGTCGATGCCGGAGCATGAGGCCCGCCGGTACTTCCTCAACCAGCCCACCGCGACCCAAGACACGTACATCGAGAAGGAAGCTTGGAACGCGGCCCGCGTCGAGTTGGAGCCGCAGCCCGGCGACCAGATCGCTATCGGGTTCGACGGCAGCCTGAGGTACGACGCCACGGCGATCGTCGGTTGCCGGCTCGCGGACGGTCTGATCTTCCCTATCAAGGTGTGGGAAAACCCGCACACGTCCGAAGATTGGGAAGTCGATGTGCTTGAGGTGTCGGCCGCCATGTCTAAGGCGTTCGACACATACAAGGTCGCTTGGGCTTACTGCGACCCTGCCTATTGGCAAGACATCGTCGGCCGCTGGGCTCAGGAGCACGGCGACAAGACCGTGTTTGAGTTCTGGACGCATCGCGACACGGCCATGGCCAACGCGTGCGAGCGCTTCAAGACCGGCATTGAGACGGGCCAGCTCTGGCACACCGGGGACAAGACGCTAACGCGGCACGTGCTTAACGCCCGTACGAGGGAAGTGCGGGCCGGATTCGTCATCCGTAAGGAGACGAAGAAGTCTAAGCGGCACATTGACGCCTGCATGGCGGCTGTGCTCGCGGTTGAAGCTCGCGCCGACGCTATCGCGGACGGCCGTCTGAAGCGCCGTAAGCGGCGAGCCATGAGTTACTGAGAGGGGTTCCATTGCTGGCGGGAAGGCCGCCTAAGTCTCCTGCCGAATGGATGGAGTTTCTACAGGGCAAGCTCAATGCCCAAGTCGCAGGTAACCGCGAGCGCAACGCCTATTACGACGGCGAGCACCGTCTAGCGTTCGCGCAGGAGAAGTTTTACGAGGCTTTCGGCGGCGTGTTTCAAAGCCGGTGGGCCGAGAACTTCTGTGCCCTGATCGTTGATTCGGTCGCCGAGCGGCTTCGCATCGAGGGCTTCCGCATGACCGACGACCCGAACGCCGACCGCGACGCATGGGACATCTGGCAGCGGTCCTACATGGACGACGACTCCGACAGCGCCCATGTTGACGCGCTGATCACGTCCAAGTCGTACGTGCTCGTGTGGGGCGACAGCGACAGCAAGCCCGTCATTCAGCCCAAGTCGGCGAACGAGATGTTCGTGCTGACAGATCCGGCGGACAGGCGTAAGCGGCTGGCGGCCTACCAGGAGTACCGCGACGACTGGGGCACGCTCCACTCTCGCCTGTGGCTGCCCGGCGGCGGCTTCTATAAGGCCATCCGCGAGGAGGGCGACAAGACGTGGCGTGAGCCGGAGGCGGGGCCGAACGCCTTCAAGGTCGTTCCGGTGGTGCCGCTTCTGAACAGGCCCCGGCTGTCGGGCAAGCCGATCTCCGAGCTTGACCGCGTGATCCCCGTTCAGGACGCGATTAACAAGGTCATGATCGACGCCTTGGTGGCCAGCGAGTATGCCGCGTTCCCGCAGCGCTGGGTGACCGGCATGGAGCTGGAGGAGGACGAGAACGGCCAGCCGATCGCCCCGTTCCGGGTGGCGTTGGACCGCATGTTCCACAGCGAGGACCCGCAGACGGCTTTCGGCCAATTCCAGGCGGCCGACCTGTCGAACTATGTGCGCCTCGCGGAGGCGCTGACACAGGCCCTCGCGAGCATCAGCCGTATCCCGCTGCATTACTTCCTGGTCAACTCCGGCCAGCCACCTTCCGGCGAGTCGATCAAGTCAGCCGAAGCGGGATTGGTGGCGAAGTCCAGGCAGCGTCAGCGCTCTTTCGGTGAGTCATGGGAAGAGGTGATGCGGCTGTGCTTCGCCGTGCTGGGCGACCGACGCCAAGACGCCTGTCGGGCTGAGGTCATCTGGGCTGACCCCGAGTACAAGTCGGAGTCCGAGCACATCGACGCCCTGACCAAGCTCAAGTCTCTAGGCGTGCCGGACAGGCAGCTCCAGGAGGACGCGGGCTATAGCCCCGGCCAGATCGCCCGGTTCGACAAGCTCATGGCTGAGCAGATGGAGCGGGCTCGGGTTCAGGCGATGGTCTTCGGGCAGGCGCCCGCGGCTGACCGTTTAAACGGTTCAGCCGGCGGCCGTGACGAGGAGTCCGGCGAGGAGATGCCGGAGGCCGCCTAGTGCCTTCACAGGCTGAGATCCGCCGGGACTACTCGACGTCGCGCCTGTCTCTCCGCGCCCAGCTCGTGCAGGCGGCCCGGCTGGTCTGGGAGCGGCTACGTCACTCCCCCACGGGCTATGACCGGGCATCGGTGGCCGGGTTCGTCGACCAGCTCGTGCCGCTCGTTCGTGAGGGCCAGGCCCAGGAGGTCTCTCTCGCGGTGGCGATGCTGCGGGAGCTGTCCCTGTTGCTGACGGGCGCTCCGACGCCCGATGTTGACCTGTCCGGGCTTGAGGGCCGCCAGGGCGGCGTGTCCCTTGATGAGGTCTATGCGCGGCCGTTCGTATGGCTGTGGACGGACCTGAAGCACGGCAAGAGTTTCGAGGTCGCCCTAGACAATGCCGCCGACAGGCTGGGCAAGTCCGTTGAGGCTGACCTACAGCTAGCCAGCCGGAACGCGGCTAACGCGGTGATCGACGCCGACAGGCGGGTCATCGGCTTTAAGCGTGTCCTGTCTGAGCGGCCTAACCACTGCCCGCTGTGCGTGGTGGCGTCTACGAACCGCTACCGCAAGGGCGGCCTGTTGCCCATCCATCCCGGCTGCGGATGCGGCGTTGAGCCGGTCTACGCCGAAGGCGATTGGGACGACGACCTTAACCGGCAAGTCGCTCACGCCTACGCGGAAGCGATCCGGAACCAACAGATTGCCGTGCTCGACCACGGCGAATACGGGCCCTACTTGGTTGCTTCATAGATACGCCGGTAGCAGAGCTCTCCAATGCGGCGGGCTTCCGCGCTGGAGGCGCCCAACGTCCCTTCGCACTCTTTGCGCGCCATGTCAAGTTGTTGACGAAGCCTTTCTATAGAAGCCACCGCTTCACGACCTTCGTCTGACGGCACTCCTGCTGGGACCACCGACGAAGCACCATCTGAGGCGAATAGCCCAAAGACATCAGTAGTAGCGGATATAGCACCAAAGCACGCGCTGGCCAGCGTGAGAGCAGCAAGTTGCTCCCAAACCAGCGCCAGGCCACCGCGTTCGCTGCGCCGATGATTACCACGACCCATCTTCCCATCATAGGGATCTCAAAGCCCCGACATGGGGCTTTTCCGACATGGAGGCAAGACATGAGTGAGCAGAACGGCGACGTGACCACGACGGAGCAGCAGACCGAGACGGGGACCGAAACGGCCCCGGACATTGAGGCTCTTAAGAACGAGGTTGCTAAGTGGCGCACCATGAGCCGCAAGCACGAGGCGAACGCTAAGGCGTCTGCTAAGCAGCTTGAGGAGCTACAGGAGGCAAACCTTTCCGACAGCGAGAAGGCCATTGCTGAGGCTCGCGCCGAGGGTGAGCGCACTGCGGTAACGAAGCTTACCGCCCGGCTCGCTAGTGCGGAGCTTGCGGCGGAGGCCGCTAAGGCTGGCGTGACCCTGCCGGACGTCGAGTTCATCAACTTCACGAAGTTTGTCGGCTCGGATGGCGAGCCCGACAGCGACGCCATCAAGGCTTTCGTGAAGTCGCTGCCAAAGGCGAACGCTGCGCCGAAGTTCGACCAGGACGCGCTTGGCGGTTCAGGTGACGGCTCCGGCTCGAAGGTGAAGCAGCTCACTCGTGAGGACCTTAAGCGAATGAACTATGAGCAGATCGAGGAAGCCCGCCGTAAGGGTCAGCTCAATGATCTGCTAGGTATCAGTTAGGAGCTATTAGCCCTTTGGCGATCTTTACTGCGCCACAGCGCGCAGAGCGTTTCATCCCGGAGGTTTGGACCGCCGGGATTTTTTATGCCCTCCGGGGCGAACTCGTAGTCGCTTCCAACCTGGTTTGCAACCACGACTATGAGGGTCAGATCCAGGACGCGGGCGATAAGGTCCGCATCCCGACTGTCCTTGATCCGGCTGTTGAGGACTACAACCCGGTTACCGGTTTCACCGGTGATCCGCAGGACATTCTTGGCGGCGAGACGTCGTTCGAGATCGACCAGTCCAAGGCGTTCCGCTTCAAGGTCGATGACATCGCTAAGGTTCAGAGCCTTATCGGTGGCCAGTACATGACCGAGGGTATGACCCGCGCGGCTCGTAAGCTCGCGGAGGCGGCCGACGCCTACGTGGCGGGCAAGATCCTCGCGGCCACCGTGGCGTACAAGAAGGTTGACCTTGTCCTGAACGCTGCGCCCGACGTGCTGTACGGGCAGCTCGTTGACATCCGTGTCGCGCTGGACAAGACCAACACTCCGGCGAGTGGCCGATACATGATCGTCTCGCCCGAGCTGTACGGCCGTCTGCTGCTGGACCCGCGTTTCATCGACGCGAGCCAGAGCGGCAGCACCGAGCCGCTTCGTAACGGCCTGGTGGGTCGCGTGCTCGGCTTTGACGTGGTGGTGGCTAACACCCTTCCGGCCAGGACTCACCTGATCGCCGGTCACAAGATCGCGACCAGCTACGCCGACCAGATCGTCAAGACGGAGGCGTACCGCCCGGAGCGTTGGTTCGCGGACGCCATTCGGGGCCTGCACGTGTACGGAGCCCGCGTGATGCGCGGGGAGCACCTAGCCGTCGCGCAGACCGCCTAATCCCGTTTAAACGAAGCCGCGGGCCGGTCCCCTACCGGGGCCGGTCCCACTGCCGGCCAACCCGTTTAAACGAGGAAGGAGGTTGGTTTGCTGGCAACTCTCGCGGACGTAACCGCGAGGCTAGGCCGGGAGCTGGAGCCGGAGGAGACAGCCCGCATTGAAGCGCTGATCTCCGACGTGTCGGCACTGGTGGAGGCGCACACGCGCCGCACCTTCGGCCGGGTAGAAAACGACGTGATCACCCTGGAGTCGCCGTCTGAGCTGACGCTGGAACTGCCCGGCAAGCCGGTCCACCAGGTGATGCGGGTGGAGATCGACGGCCACGAGGTGACCGACTGGTCCCTTGTGCAGTCGGCGCTGTGGCGGCGCTGGGGCTGGCGGCTGCGCTGGCTGGACATGAAGCCGTCCACAGTCAAGGTGACGTACACGCACGGCGGGGACGCCGTACCGGCCGACGTTAAGGCCGTGGTGTGTCAGGAAGTGATCCGGCTGCTGTCGGGCACGCCTGGCGTGCAGGCGGAAAGCGTGGGCGACGTGTCGATCACGTATGCCGATTCCGGCGGCTCAGTGGGCCTTAGCGCTGCCGCTAAGCGCTCGCTGAACAAGTACCGCCGCAAGGCCGGTTCCGTGGCCACAAAGGCCGCTTAGGGGCCGCTGTGGCGATCTACGTGGATCGGCTGACGGTGCTTCGCGCCCCTCTTGCCGATGACGTCTACGGCGAGACTCGCGATTGGGCTAACGCCTTAGAGGTGGGCGCCCATCGCGGGAGCGTGCAGCCCGACCGCGTCACCTCTGGCGGGGCCGCCAATGAGGACCGCGACCGGGAGACGACCATCACCACATACCGTGCGTTCATCCCCGGCACGGCCGACGTGCAGTCGGCCGACCGCGTTCTTTTCCGGGGCGTGGTCTATGACGTGATCGGTTCCCCGCGTGTTTGGACGGTGGGGCTCAACGGCCGCCATACGGCCTTCACCATGAGGCGGGTCGATGGCTGACGTTGGCGTGAAGCTGGATCACCAGGCGATAAACCGGCTCGTGTTTGGGCCGGGGGCCGCCAAAGAGTGCCTGATCGTGGCTAAGGAGATCGGCCGACTCGCGTACGCGCTCGCGCCCAAGCGTGCGCCGTTGCACGAGTACGCGGCTTCCATCACCGAGCACTTGGAGATCACGGCAAGCGGCCCAGTCGCGTACGTGTCAGCCGACAAGGACGCGCTCAAGGTGGAGTTCGGCACCAGCCCGCGCACGCACACCACGCTTTTCGGCAAGCAAGTGCCGCCCTATGAGCATCCCGGCACGCCCCGTTTCCGCCCTTTGGGCAAAGCACTGGAAGCTAAGCGAATCTCGTGATCTACGACCCTGTTGAGGTCGCGATCACCTTCCTTAAGCCCCGCGTTCCTGGCGTCATGGTTTCGGGCTCCCTGGTCGGCCATGCCGTCAACAGCCGTCACCTAATCGTCACGCTGATTGGCGGCACGCGCGAAGTGCGTCACCGGTTGGACCGCTGGCGGTTTGATTTCGACGCTTACGGGCCGGACAAGCGCTCCGCGCTTCAGGTCGCGCTAACGGCCCGTACAGCCCTGCTTGAGGAACTTCCCGGCCGACAGGTCGGGCCGATGATCGCAGCCGAGGTGACGGAGGAGCTAGGCCCCTCTGACATTTCCGACCCTGTGAGCCGCGAGCAGCGGTTTGTTTTCTCGCATGCCATTTACCTTTATGGGAGCTAAGCCCTTGGGCAAGATCAATTCTAAGGACATTCGTTTCGCGCCTCACGGCCGAATCCTCATGGGCACGGCGGACGCGCCGATGCCTGCCCTGCCAGCCGCTGCGACGGCCTTTGACGACTCGACCCCGATAACCGGCTTTACCGATCTCGGCTACGTGTCGGAGGAGGGCGCGGAAATCGCTCCATCGCTCTCTACGAACGACATCCCGGTATGGCAGTCGGCCGCGCCAGCGACCACGGTCATCACGGGTGCAGGTCTGACGGTCACTTTCCGCCTGATGCAGTTCGACAAGGACACCACGGCGCTGTTCTTCGGCGGCAAATGGGTTAAGAGCGACACAACCCCTGTCACGTCCATGCTAACGCTGCCGTCCACGCCCGAGCTGGTCACCAAGGCGCTGATCATCATGTGGGGCGACTCTACCCGCGTGGCGGCCCTCTACATCCCACGCGCCCAGGTGAACGAGCGTGAGGGTTTCACGCTGACGCGCACAAACCCGAACTCGCTCGCCATGACCTTCAAGGCTCTGGACGCTAACGGCAAGCTCGGCGACCTGATCGTGTCCGGCGACATGACTGCCGGCTAACCCGTTTAAACACTCCGAGGAGTATCTAGCTTGAGCAAGACCGCGCAGAAGGCTGAGGCGCACGGCACGCCGCTGCCCGTGGAGTACAACGGCGTCACCTACCTGGTGCCGCCCTCCATGGATTGGGACGCTGACGTGCTGGACCTTCTAGAGTCCGGCCGTCTCACGTCGGCGCTTCGGATGATTCTCGGCGCAGAGCAGTATGAGCAGTTCCGCGCCACCAAGCCGAAGCTGCGTCAGGCCATGGAGCTGATGGAAGCCATCGGTTCCACGGCAGGCACGGGAAACTAACGTGGCTCGCAAGGCTCCTTAGCGAGCATCCGGCCGCCGTTGAGGCGGATCTCCAACGCTATTACGGCGTTGACATTTGCGACCTTTACCGGGGGCGGCTAAGCCTCCGGAAGGTCTACAGCCTGATCTCTCAGCTTCCCCGCGGATCGGCTGTTCATCGCGCCGAGTACGGCGAAGAGGCCGATTGGAGTACGGCCGAATACCTGTTGGCCCTTATCGGCGATCATATCGCGGCCGGTAACTGGCTATTCGCGGAAGTCCACAAGGCGGATGGGGCTAACAACCCCGAGCCGGACCCCATTCCGCGCCCTAACCACAAGCGCACGACCGAACCGGAGCCGGTTCGGGAGTTCGCCACGCCCGAACAAATCATGCAACTGCTAGCGACGGTCCAAGGGGGGTGATGTCCTGGCGCAGACTAAGGTGGGTGAAGCCTATGTAGAGGTTCACCCGAAGCTTGCTAAGGACTTCGCCTCCAAGCTCCGCGATGAACTGAAGGAGCGACTAAAGCCGGTCGCTGAGAGCGTCGGCCGCGACATCGGCATGAACATGGGCCGGATGGCCGGCGACGAGTTCGGCCGATCCTTCGGGGACCAGGCAAGCGGCCACGCCCGCCAGACCGGGCAGCGCATCACCTCCGCTCTGACCCCTTCTCTGTCGAATGTCGGTAAGGCGTTCCTGAACGCCTCCGGTGGGGCAATGCGATTCGTTGGCAGCCTGGTATCGGTAAGCGGCGCGGCCAGTGTCGCGGCCGGTGGTCTCGGCGTTGCGGCGCAAGGCGTACTGTCGCTCGCTGCCGCCTTGGCTCCTGCGTCTGGCCTCCTTGCTGCGCTGCCGGGCGGTGTGCTTCTTGGCGTTGCCGCGCTCGGCACGCTGAAGCTCGCGCTTACCGGCGTAGCCGAGGGTTTCAAGGCCGCCATTAGCGGCGACTACGAAACGTTCATGGAAGGGACCAAGGAACTTGGTCCTGCTGCCGGTGAACTGGCTTACCGGCTGTTGCAAATCGCCCCCGCTTTCCAGTCGCTTAGGTATAACGCCCAAGACGCCTTCTTTGCGCCGCTCATTAGCGACCTGTTCGAGCTGCTACCTCTCCTTAACGCCCTAGACGACGGTGTCACGTCGGCCGCCGGGGCTTTCGGCCGTGGCGCGGCTGAGGTGCTGGAGTTCGCTAAGGCGGCTGAAACCGTCCAGGCGGTTCGGTCGATCTTTGATTCGTTGCGCGCGTCTGTGGACGCCGTAGTGCCGTCGATCCGGCCGCTTCTCGATGGCTTCCGCGACGTGGGCGTGGTGGGCGCTGGCTTCCTCGCTGGGCTCGTCCCTGGCATCGCCGAAGCCGCCGCGCACCTTGGCCGGTTCCTGTCTGCTGCGGCTGCGTCGGGTGACGCCCTGCGCTGGATGCAGGACGGCCTTGCCGTCGTGCGCCAGCTCGGCTCACTGCTCGGCGATCTGGTCGGCATCGTCCGGGCCGTCTTCCGGGCGCTAGAGACGTCCGGGACCAGCGCCCTGGGCGTGCTCGGCTCGCTCGTGGGCGGGCTGCGGGCCTTCCTGGAGTCGGCTCAGGGTCAAGCCATCTTGGTTTCAATCTTTGAGGCGCTAGGCCGCGTCGGCGCGGCCCTGCTGCCCGTCGTCCAGACCCTAGCCGTTGGGATCGGCCTTCTAGCGCCGATCATCGGCCGTCTGGCCGAGATCGTAGGCCCGATCTTGACGACCGCCCTGGCGGAGCTGGGGCCAGCCTTGGCCACAGTCGGCGGCGCGCTCGTGACCGTCTTCCAGCAGCTCGGCGTAGCCGTGCAGATCCTTGCCGACAGTGGAGCGCTTCAGGCCATCGCCGGGGCGCTGGTCGCGCTCCTGGTCGCCGTGGCTCCGATCCTGCCGCCACTGGCTCAGCTCATCGCGCTACTGGCTCAGGGTTTGGCGTTCGTGATCACGAATTTCGTGGCTCCCGCGCTGTCAACCCTGATCGGCTGGATTTCGCAGGCCGTTAACTGGCTGACGGGCGAGGGCCTTTCCGAGGACACGTGGCTAAGCCGCACCATCCGATTCATCTACGACACGGTAGCACCGCTTTTCCAGCAAGCTTATGAGATCATCTCGCGGATCTTCACCGATCTGGTGGCGTGGTTTACCGAAAACCAGGCCACAGTTGAGGAATGGGGCTCAAAGCTTCAGTCGATCGTTTCCCGCGTAGGCGAGATTATCGGCGGCGTTTTCAAGTTCATATCGATTGCCTGGGACACTTTCGGCGGCCCGTTGCTCGATATTATCGGCAACGTCTTTTCCGGAATTCTCGCTGTCGTAGACGGCGTTCTGCGCGCACTGTCAGGCTTGATCGAATTCGTTCTCGGCGTCATTACCGGCGACTGGGAGCGAGCCTGGAACGGGATCAAGGAATTTTTCTCCGGAATCTGGGATGCCGTAGTCGGCATTTTCGAGACCATTTGGGAAAATTTCAAGACGCAATTCAAGGCGGCGCTCGATCTCCTGGGCATCGACTGGGAATCTAGTTGGACCCAGGTAAAGCAAGCCGCAGAGCGGATCTGGGACGCCATAGTTGATTGGATCAAGCGCCGAGTTGACGACGTAGGCCGCATTCTCGACTGGTTCGGGTCTCTGCCTGGCAAGTTCGGAGACTGGTTCGGCCGCGTCAAGGACGCCATCGTGGCGCGATTCAATGAAGCGATTGCGTGGATCGGCGGCATCCCGAACTCGATCACGCGCATTTTCGCGAATGCGGGAAGCTGGCTATATAACGCCGGTCGCGAGATTGTTAACGGACTGTGGAATGGAATCATTTCACTCTGGAATTGGGTCGTTTCCCAGTGGAACAACATGGTAGACGGCCTGATCCGCACCGTTAAGAACATTCTCGGCATCGCCTCTCCGTCTCGCGTTTTCCAGGAGATCGGACGGTTTATCGGCCAGGGCCTAGCGAACGGTATCACCGGAACTAAGCGCCTGGTAGGAAATGCAGTTTCCGGCCTAGCTGATCACCTGACGTCGGCGTGGAGCGTGGCCGAGCTGCCGCTTGCGGTAGACGCGGACCGTTTAAACACGCCCGCGGCTTGGGGCGCCCGCGACAGCGCAAGCCTGCTACCTGCTAGGACCCAGCCGGCCGGTAATGCCCTGGTCACAGCCGGTGCATCAGCTGGCCGGGTCTACCAGGTGACCGTGAACGCGGCTCCGACCGTCCCAACCGAACGCCAGATTGTGACGGTGCTCGGCTACGCCGATGCCCTTTACGCCTGAAAGGGGTGGACAACAGAGTTTGGCCAACTGGCCAAGGACGACAATCGAACTGGCCACCCCGGCGGACGTGGCGGCCGGTAGCGGAGGGATATACACCTCCAGCTATAACCTGACCAGCGGGGCCCACGGCATCGTCACTCTTCCCGGAATGAAGGGTTTTGATGCCCCGCCGTACAGCCTCTTCTATGACGAGATGCCTGCGCTGGATGGCGGGTATCCCCGCCATCCCCGCGCTACCTCTCGCGAACTGTTCATTCCGCTGTTACTGGCAGCCCCGGACCGGCCGGGGCTGCTTGCCCTCAAGCGCGGGCTCGTGGCAGCCCTAAACCCGATGCTTGGCCCCTGCCGAATTACCGTCACCGAAGGGGACGGTTCACGGCGATTCATCGACGCCTTCTATGTCGATGGTGCCACGGGCGACGAAGGGCAAGACGTGGCCGGTTTCCTGTGGCTCAAGTACGGGCTGATTTTCCGCGCTCTTGATCCTTACTTCTACTCGGGTACATTGCACGTCATTAAGTTCACCACGGGCGCTCTGGAAGTCGTCCCGTTCTTCGGCGAGCCGTTCCTTGGACGACCCTTCGTGAACAAGACCCATTCTCTCAACGGCTCGTCCACGATCACCGTCACCGGAGACGTGGACACATGGCCCATGTGGACCATTCATGGCCCAACAAGCGGCATGACGTTCACGCGCAAGGTGCCGAACAAGCCAGACCAGTCGTTCACTGTGAACACTGGCCTGTCGGAGACACAGACGCTTGTGATCGACACGCGCCCACGCCACAAGGCCGTATACGACCCGGTGACCGGCGCAAACATGTGGCGGCTGCTCGGGCCGAGCCCGCACCTGTGGCCGATCTCGCCGGGTTTGAACGAAGTGCTCATCGACGTAAGCAACGTGGGCGCTGAAACATCCGTCAGCCTCACATACGCACCAAGGTTCATCAGTGCCTAAGTTCTTCCTGGAGGCGCGCGACGCCTTTTACATTCGCGTGGGCGTCGTGGAGCAGTACACGAGCCTGGACGTCATCTCGCGATTCAACAACATCGGTTCGTGGACTCTCACCGTGCCAGCCGATTCCCGCGAGGCGAGCATTCTGCAGCCCGGCGGCGGGATCATCATCTGGATTGAGGGCGTGGCCCGTCCCGTCATGTCGGGACCGACCACGGGCGTGACTCGGGCCTGGTCTGCCGACCAGCCCGGCCGGGGCCTGGTGACGTACACCGGGGTCTCGGATGAGTGGCTACTGTGGTCGCGGATCACGCTACCCGTGCCGGGCAACACGATCGCCAACCAAACCGCGGATCGCTACAGCCTCACCGGGCCAGCGGCAGCCGCGCTGCGGCAGCTCGTCAACGTCAACGCGGGGCCAGCGGCCCGCGCCGACAGGATCATCCCCAACCTGGACGCCCCGTCTCAGAGCTTCGGCCGGACGCTGTCCGTCTCGACTCGCTTTGACGTGCTCGGGGTCAAGTGTGCGGAGGTGGCCGCGAGTGCTGGAATCGGCTGGCGGCTCCGCCAGGGAACCACGGACAGGCTGACGTTCGAGCCGTACACGCCCCGCGTCCACGACGACGGCGAAGTGGTCTTCAGCCCAGACGCCGGCACTTTGGCTTCCTACAGCTACCGACTGGCGGCACCGACCGCGAGCCGGGCCATCCTGGCAGCTCAGGGCGAAGGCCGGAACCGTTGGCTGCGGCAGTACGACGATCCATCGCCCGCGCCTCACGAGTGGTTCAGGACGCCCCTGGAGCGCTTTGTGGACCGGCGAGACGTCCCGGTAGCGCAGGGAGCTGACGGCTCCCCCGTCGATCCTGAGAACCCCTCTACGCCCGCTGATCCGGAAGCGCTCGCGCAGCTCGACCAGGCGGCGGCCGAAGCGCTCGCGGAGTCTCAAGCACTCGGAGAGCTGTCCGTGACGCCCATCGACACGGACCTGCTGCGGTACGGGGTGCATTACCAGGTGGGCGATGTGGTGACCGTCGATATCCACGGCCAGGTCGTGACCGACGTCTTGCGCGAAGTGCGCCTCACCGATGGCGCGGACGGCCCGCGCGTGCAGCCCGTCATCGGCACGGACGGCGCTTCGGCCACGCCCGGCCTGTATCGCGAGGTCCGGCGCATCTGGAACTCGATCAAGAAGCTTGAAGCAAGAAGGTAACCAATTTGGCAGAGCGGGCTTTCCCCTTTGATGGCGGGCCAGGCGCGGTCCTCACTGAGCCCGACTGGGAGGCGATGGCTTCCCTCTGGCAGGACGATGGTGTGGCCGACGTGCCCGGCACGCTGACCCTGAGCGTTGTCTCTGAGGAGGTGCCCGGCAAGCTGAAGGTGAAACCCGGAAGGGCCAGCTTCCGGGGCTTCCACTATGTGCTTGATACCGAAATGGAGATCAGCTATAGCCTGAACTCCGACACTTCCCAGTGGCGCGCGGATCTTGTTGTGCTTCGTCTCGATCGTGGAACCAACAAGCTGTCGATCGCGCTTAAGGAAGGCACGGTCGGCGGCAGTCGGCCGAACCCCGACACGGACGGCCCGTCTCCTGAGATGGCGCTTGCCTACTTCAACATTCCGCCGAACTCTGCGGCCGTCCCCGCTAATCAGGTCGTCGATCTGCGGACATTCGTTAGTCGGCGGATCAGGGTAAGCGCCAAGGGCGCCGAGACATTTCCAGACGGGACGATCTTCTATAACGTCGATCTAGGGCGCTTCTACGCGAAGATTCGAGAACGAGGCGCAACCACTTCGGAGATCGCCCGAGTTCCAAGGTTCCGCGAAGTGATCGTGCATAACGCCTCAGACAGCAGCGACTATCCCGCCGACCCACTCGTCGGCACGCTTGTATGGGACGAGGCTCTACAGCAGCTTCTCATCCAAACGTCGTGGACCACGCCGACGTGGGCCCCCGTTGGGGGTTCAAAGATGGAAGCGATTAAGCGTCGCGGCGGCGACTTGGCAGTCACTTCGGGCACGGCAAGCACGGCCGACACCATTCTCACTATCCCTATCGACCGGACAGGCAGCTTCCAGTTTGAAGCCGTGATCTTCTATCGGATCGCGACGGCAGGTGCAACATGCAGCCTGCAAGTAACGACGCCGCCGCTAGGCGCGTCCGGCAGGTCAACAGTGGGATTCGAGTACAACAACGGGTCCAACACCGCATCCCTGCGGGCGGCGTCGATTACGGCTAACGCAACGCTTGGCCCTTTCGGTGCCCCGGCCGCGTCCACAAACTATAGCTGCCGCGTCTACGGCTCATTCATCAACACAGGATCGGCGAGTCTCGGCAGCCTAGGAATCACCTATCTGAATCCCAGCGGAAATCTGACCATCGTGAACGGCACCTACCTGACCGTTCGCCAGGTGTGAGGAAATCGTTTGGCTGAACACTCTTACCCCTTCGACAGCTCGTCTCTGAATGAGGCGCAGTGGTCCCGTATGGCGGGAAGCTGGCAAGACAACGGCGTCGAAGCGCCCGGCCCGTGGGACCAGGCCCTTAAGGTGCAGGCGACGGGCCAGCCGTTTCAACTCCTGGTAACTGCCGGGCACGCGAAGGCCGCAGGCTTCCACTACGAGCTGGACGCGAACGCGGTGATCCTCTTCGAGGAAAACAAGACCACGTCCTCACGGACGGATCGGGTTGTCCTCAAGCTGGATCGGCAGACGAACACTGTCGCCTTGACCGTGAAGAAGGGCGGGGCTGTTGCCCCGCCCGTCGATCGCACATGGGATAGCCTCGAAGTCCCGTTGGCGACATTCACAGTCCGCGCGAACTCGGACACGGTCGTTCCCGCAGACCTGGTCGACATGAGGGAATTCACGTCGTCGGGCGTGCAGATGCTTCCCGCTGTTAGCGTCTCCGGCTCCCGCCAGCTCTCCGAAGGACAGTTGGGCTATGACCCAACCGCCAAGAAGTTCTATGCCCGTGAAAACTCGCGACAGTTTGAGCTCGGGCCACCCGCGGATCTATCCCCGTACCTCACGAAGTCGGATGCCAACCTTACGTACGCCCAGCGTGTGCATTCCCATACCTTCTTCGCGAGCCCTCTCGGCTTTACGTGGGAGTCGGGCCTAAGGGTAGACACAGCCATGGCCTATAGCCGGGCAGGCGTCGCCTACATGTCGTTTTCTCTGGAGCGTACGGCAAGCGGCACGCTCCCCTCTGGCTCTGTGTTCGGTTCCATCATCGCCACGCCCTATAGCTGGATGCTCCTTAATGCCTACGTGTTCAGCGAGAATCTTTCGACTGTCACTAAGGCGGGAGCCGTGATGCTGGGCAACGACGGCCGCATGTGGACGTACAACACGTTTTGGGGTTCCGGAGAATCGCTAGTCGTGTCGGGGAGTTTTCTGCTCTCGCCCGGTACTATCTCAGTGACTTAAGGATCACATGGCTGATGAACCTAACGGCGTAGTCGTCAGCATGAAGGACATGTACGACGAGCTACGGGAGCTTGTGAGTGAGGTTCGTACGCTCACGCAGGAACTCAAGGAAAGCCGAAAGACGGACGACGATCACGAGCGCCGTATTCGCGCACTGGAGCAGTGGCGCTATGCGCTGCCCGCTTCGCTCGTGCTCGCGGTCGGCGCCGCCGTCAAGACGTTTTGGCCCGCTTAAGGGGAAAGGTTCGCATTTGGCTACGGCCAAGAATGTTATCAAGGTCGGTCTCGCGGAAGTCGGCTATCGCGAAACCGGCAACAACCATCAGAAGTACGCTCCGGCTGTCCCCGGCCTTGAATGGGCTCAGGATGACCCGTGGTGCCACACCTTCGTCTCGTGGTGCGCCATGATGGCCGATGCCGACGACATCATTCCGAAGACGGCTTCGTGCCTCTACGGCGTTGCCTGGTTCGACCGCCGCAACCGGCTTCACAACTCGCCGAAGGCCGGTGACATCGTCTACTACGGCCGCAATGGCGGCACGCACGTGGAGATCGTCACCGAGGTAGAAGCCAGCCAGTTCAAGACCGTGGGCGGCAACACTCGCGGAGACCTGGGCAACGGCTACGCCGAAGGCGACGCCGTGGCGGTCAAGTGGGTGTCCAAGAACGCGAGCAACGTCTACGCGTTCGGCCGTCCGGCCTACGACGTCTCCGGCAAGCCGGAGCCCGGCGACGGCCCTCGCTACCCCGGCCGCGTCCTCAAGCTCACCAACCCGTACATGCGCGGCGCAGACGTGAAGGCGTGGCAGGCCCGCATGAAGGCCGACCACTGGGGCCTATCGGCCGATGGCGTCTACGGACCGCAGTCAGCAGCCGTCTGCCGCGCCTTCCAGCGGCAGGAAGGCATTGCAATTGACGGCATGGTCGGCCCGCGCACGTGGGCCAGCTCGTTCCGCTGATGCTCCGCGGCGAACCGTTTAAACGGTTCGGACTCGAGTTCCTGGCGTCCCCGCGGGGCCGACGTGCCGGGCGCCAGCGCCGTTTAAACGGCTCCGCCGGCCAACTGCGCCAGGCGCGTCAGGCCTGAAGTTCCCCCAGCTCAACACAACATCACTGATTTGGAGAGTGTTCAAACGTGGTACACGTCGACGAGTCGGCCAACCAGGACAAGACCCGCGAGGCGCTTTCGCGCGGCTGGCGGACCTTCCTCCAGTCGATCGCGGCCGTCGCCGTTGTGGCGGCTGGTGAGGCTGTAGTGGGCTCGGGTTCGAGCGATCTCAGGCAGCTCGCCGTTGCAGGCGGCACGGCCGCGCTGGCGGCCGTGCTGTCGTGGCTCCACAACGTGGTAGCGCCCCAGAAGTAGCCTGCAAGCGGCCGTGATCGTTTGTGCAGGCATGAGGAAGCCCCCATGGTCTCTCGGGACCGTGGGGGCCTTTCGCGTTTCTGGAGGGTTGGAACTCCGGCCACTGGCCGGGAGTGGATGGGAGCCACGATCACGGCGGCAGGAATTCCACTCGGGTGGGGCTCGTCTGCCTGTCTGGCCGGGATTGTCTATGAAGACTGCTTTCCTGGGGTCCGCTCCGCCAGGAGGTCGACCATGAATTCCCTTAGGATTTCATCGGCGCACTTCTTAGCCTCCTCGGGGTCGGTGAATTCTTGCTCTCGGTAGAGGACGCCCTGATGGTCGGGCACGCGCGGGCGGAGCTTCTTGTAATACCCCTCGTCTTTGATAGAGAACAACTTAACATTGCCCACCATGCCGTACGTGGTGTCCTTGAACGGCGAGGGCTCCCAGCTGATTTCGAGGCGAGAAGGGCGGCTTGCCGGGGTGGCGCTCAAGAGTGCTCCGGATGATTAGTTGTGGGGTTGTTGGGATGGAATCCCCGACTAAGACCTGCACAAGCAACCCTTAGTCAGGGACGTCTAGAGGCGTTTGCCGCACTGCTTAGATCGTGCACGCTGAATGGCAAGCTGTTCGGCAAGGTCCCTGGGGTCGCGCACGAGAATGACGTTGACCATGTCGCGGGCGTACATGTCCGCCGTTATCGGCGTCTTCCTGATCGCGGCAGCGCCATACGCAATGTCGTCGCGGATCTCCCATTCGCGGCGATATTCGTGCCTGAGGTCCTCAAGGTTGATCACACTGACCCCATAGTCGCGGAGACAAGCGTGGCGACACGCGCGGGGCGGCGCTCGGGAACTATTTCGACGCGGTCGGGTAGCTCCTCGTTGTGTGGGCCAATGCGGGCCAGCTCCACCCTGTACGCCCCAGAACGGACTGCCACGCTGATGGTGGCCACTCTCCAGCCGCCGTCCGCATAGATCATGAGTCGCGGCGGCGCGACCTGGCCGGAGACATCGGCCGTCGCCTCATCGGGAACGCACCTGATCAGTTGGGTACGGATACCGGAGTTTTCCAATAGAGGGATGACCTTGCTGAACGCGGCAGCAATCATCGCACGCTCTCTTCGCCGAGCAAGGTCATCGTGTTCGGCCGCTTCTCCAGCAAGCCATGCGACTCTGCCAGGTCGAGAAAGCCCTCAATGCCCAAGGCGTGATCAGCCGTACAGTTCTCGACACCGCGGCGCAGCAAATACTGTCGGTACTCGTCCCGAGTCCACGACTCAGGAGGGGGCGGCGCAGCGTCCGGGCCGATCTCGGCAAGCTCTTCCGGTGTGAGATCACCGATGGTCACTGACTGTCGGGCTACGACATTCCTGAATGGGCTCGCGGTTCGTCTCTGTCGGTTGCGCATGATCCGACCGTAGAAACGACGTCCCAACGCAGGCCAGGATGTTGCGGAATGTTGCGCGATTATGTTGAGGACAGCTCTTGCGCAACCGTAGTGATGATGCGGCGCGCGGTCTTCCCGTAGACAGCAACGCTCGCCAGTTGACCGAACATTCTCAGGTACAGGTTGACCTCCGTGGGCCGGGTGATCTCGATGTTTGCGGTGGGTGTCTCCAGGCACACCAGCTCGTCATCGAAGACCCAGAATCCGGTGGAGGCTACACAGGGGCGCTCGATCATCATCGGAATGATGCCGATGGAGACCGTTGGCAACGACATGACGGTGAGTAGTCGGTCAAGCTGTCCGGCCTGGACTTCTGCCGTGCCGAACCAAGTCCGCAACGCCTGCTCTTCGATCAGCACGTTGAAGCGCTTGCCCGCCTGGTAGATGACCCGCTGACGGTCCATGCGAGCGGTCACGGAGGCTTCCAAGTCGTTCGGGGTGTCGAGGAATGAGATCCAGAACGAGAGCATCGCGGCGGCGTAGTCGGCTGTCTGGAACAGGCCAGGGATCACGTTGTGTTCGTAGATCCGAAATAGCGACGTCCGTTCGTACAGTGGGACATGGACCTGCATCAGGCGCTTCATCCCGGCGCGCGTCTGGCGCCGGAACTCCTGGTACATGGACTGGATCGACCGGACGGTAGCGATCAGATCCGGGATCTGGTCTTCGGTGTTGCAGATCCGACACCAGATCCGGATCTCTTCCTCGGTGGGGGTCTTGCCCCCGTGTTCCATGCGGCTGACCTTGGTGTAGTGCCAGCCCGCTTCTGCTGCCAAGGCGCGGCCGGTGAAGTTGGCGCCCGTCCGGATCTCGCGAAGGCGCTGCCCGAGAGCTTCGGCAGCCTGCCGAGCGGGGCTAAGTTGGCGTGTACTCACGGTGGGGAATCGCGAACTTCCAGACGGCCTCAAAAGCACTCATGCAGAGCGCTATGTCGCCTGGATCTGTAGAAGTCACCTTCGCTGTTCCCAGGCCACTCCCAGCGTAGTGGAGGAACACGGCCAAACGATCGTCGAAGAGGTAGAAGTCGTTTCCCGGCAGAGGGATCGAAGAGACCAGGTGACGGGGCACCCACCGGATATCTTCGCCGGCTTCCACCATCGGCTGAGCGATGCTGTATGACCAGCGCTGATAGTCGCTCAGCGGTTCCGACACGATTCGCGCTCTCCGAACCGTCTTGCCCGCCTTCACATGCTCGCGAAGGGTGGAGCACCAGCCCTGTAGCCATTCCAGGTCATCCGGCTCCCCGGCCGCCCACCTGGCCATGTAGGGCAGCTCCACAGCGGTGCCGTAGGCGTCCCGCATCTCCAGATGGACGGCGCTGCGGTTGAAGCTGGTCAGCAGCTCCTCGAAATCGTCGTCGGAGATGTTCATGCGCCTGCCTGTTTGAAGAACTGGAGCATCCTGTCTGGGATCTCGACCACGGTCTCCCCTTCCGGGATGTCCATCTGCGAGAGCGCTTCCTCGTTGGTGACTTCCCAGCCTTGGACCAGCCAGCTCTGGCGGTCAGTGCGGTAGATGGTCGGTGATCCGGTCGGGTTACTTTCGGGATCTTTACCCACGAACGTTATGCGCACGGCTGGCTCCTCCGTCTCGTGGTGCGGATTGTTGCGGACTTCTCGGCCGATCGTGACGTCCTCACGCAACATCGTCAACCTTCATGGACCGACTCGTGAGGCGGTATCTAGCGTCGGGGCCGACCGATCCCACCACATGGAGGTGCGCTCATGGCAACCGACCTGTACGGCAAGGACATCTCCGGCCTGGCGCTCAATCCGCTCTGCGGCGGCAACCAGCAGGAAGAGGACCAGGAAAGCTGCGTAACGCTCGCGCGCATCCCAGGTACTGACGACTGTTACGCCCTGGGCGACAGCAAGATGCCGGGCGCTCCCCCGCTGCGCTTCACAGGTGCGGAGCTGCGCAACGCTGGCATCGACACCAGCCGCGTCAGCTAGAGCCCGACCACCCGCCCTCGCCTGTGGTACCACAGGCGAGGGCTTCGCCGTCTGAGGGGAAAGACATGCATCATTATCACGCCTATTCATGGACCGGCGCGGCCAAAGAACGCGAACAGGAATATCTTCGCAAACCGCCACTTCCGCCCACAGACCCAGGGGAGTTCGTCCGTTCTCCCCTTCCGCCGATGCGTACATGCGACTGGCTCTTGAAGTCCCGCGAGCGCTGCCTACAAACCCTCACCGATACTGGCAGCGCCGTTAAGTGGATGGCTGGCATGTGGGACCAGACAGAACGGAGCCTCGCCGACATCGAGGGGGTGGCGAGAGCGGTTGGCCGCGACTCATACCTAGCGACGGCTGAAGACCTGTTGCCCCGACGCATTGATGTCCAGTGGGGTTTTTGGCTGCGGGGCGAAAGGTTCATCACCATAGGCGTGGTCTGCTGCCCGAACATACATGCGCCCGACTACCGCTGCCCGGCTTCGCCGCGAGGCTGAACCCGCGGGCGCCCGTTTGAACACGGTTGGGGTCGACCAGTCCCATGCCGGTCCCCCGTCTTGCACAAACGATCAGGCAGGCTTAGTGTCCGCCCATGCATCCCTCACAGCATCCGGGGCCTTACCAGCAGCATCCGCAGCAATATGGCCAGCCGCAGCCGTATGGCCAGCCGTACCCGCCTCCGGGGTATGGGCAGCCCATGATGCCCCAGCAGCAGCCGTTACAGGTCACCATGACGGGGCGCTCCGTGACGAAACCCGCCTGGACGTTAGGCGACTTCATGTGGATCATCTTCACGGGTGGGCTCGCGCTGCCGTTCATATGGTTGAAGCGGCGCAGCCGGACGACCATCACACGATACCGCTGACTGTTTTAACGGGTTAGCCGGCGAGCTAACCGCAGACATGCAGGGGCCCCCTCGTGCGAGGGGGCCCTCTTATGGTCCGGCATCACCCCCTTCGGGGGCGGCCGGATCTACGGCCGGAGGTTCGTCCTCCGCAGTGTCGTCAGTCTGCTCGATGGCTGGCTGCGACGTGTCGTCTCGCGTCCCTTGGCTCCATTGGACTGAGATTCCTAACCATACGATGCGTGCTTGGCCTTCTGGGTGATTGCTTCGCCGAGCCACGTACAAGATTGCACAGACTCCCAGTACGGCGACCAATCCCACCAAACAGGCGAGCAAGGCACCTTTGGGGCCCAGATCCAAGAGCCATGCTCCCAGATCGACCCCCACGGGTAGTTATCTCAGTTCAGGACATACGCTGCGTAAGTTGTCACCATTGACTCCCTACATCTGATCAAGGGCTTGGGGATTGTGCGCTCCCCTTTTGCGCGCCGTAAATTCTGCTCGCTCAGATCCCCATGTGCAACTGGGGGCACGTTGGGTCGCCTTCATCACGAAACAGTCCCTCACAGTGTCCCACATGCACTCGCCCATGACTGTCTGATGGTCAAGCGACACGCCGTTCTCTTCTGCGAACGCTCGCCCAACAGCAAAGCCCCGGCCGGAGCCGGGGGCTTCTGTCATTCCATCGTCATGGCTTCTAGCCACTCGTCAGGGTCCATCCCGTCGACGGTCAGCCCTTCGGCCGACTCCCTGATCAATGACGCTTCGGCTCGATCCCTTCGCGAGCGGCCCGCTCGATCGGCTCTTGTTTGTCCACGATCCGCCTTCCCTGTCTAGTAGTCGCCATCCCACGATTCGCCCGCATAGCTCGGGGCGAACCGCGCCTGAGGCGTGGAGCTGTCCGGGTAGTCCCGGCGCAACCGCTCGTCTCGCTCTGCCGCCTCGTCCTGGTGCTTCGAGCACTCGGCGATCTGGAGCCCGGTTCGCGCGTAGCTGGCCCTGTAGGTGACTCGGCCACGACAGTCGCCCCCACCGTAGGACCGGATGCATTCCGGTTCCGGCTCAAGGTCGGCAGCGTAGAGCTTCGGTTCGCATACCAGGCAAACCTTGCCTCGCAGGCTTGGCCAGGTCACCAACTCGGTGTGCGGCTTGCAGCACTCGATGCACGATTCCATGCTTTCCCCCTTTGGGTTTTCAACCGGCTTGTCCGCTGCGGTCTTGCTGACGGTCTAAACGCTACACGACCACTACCGTCTTGCACACATTGGACAACGGAAAGCCCCCGAATTGTCCGGGGGCTTGGCCGTTAGGACGCCGGTCGGCGGTCAGGGAACGCTTCGTAGAACTTCTCCCAGACGTCGGAAGCGACGCGCGCCTTAGCCGACACGGGGATGTTGTTGGCTTGCGCCCACTGGCGTACTTCGTTGGTCGTGGGTGCGTCGCCTTGCGGGGCAGCGCCGGAGCCACCACGCGCGGCCCTAGTACGGCCGCTACGGGCCGGACGAGCCGTCTCGGTAGGGATGCGCTCGGCAACCGCCTCGAACGTCTCTAGGGCCTTCAGGATCGGCTTAGCATGCGTGTCGCAGGCAAGGGCACGCTTACCGTTGATTTCGATCTTGTGGGGCGCTTCGGTCTCTTTGTCCTCCTTGGCGCAGTAGTCACACAAGAACAGCTCAACGATTCGGATAGGCATGGCGGATGGGTCCTTCCTGGGGCTTGACGGGATCGTACAGGTAATTAAGGGATAGCGCCCCCCTGTACGGGGGGCGCGTTGCGTGTTAGGCGACCGGTTCAGTCTCCATCGGGTGTCCCATCGGGCACATCGGAGCGCCGAGCGCCAGCCACTTAGCGGTAACCCGAACCGTGTAGCCGTTCGCCGCGCAATCAACTTGGTTGCATGCGGCCTTGAGGAGCCGGGCGGACTGCTTCTTAGGCCCGCTGGAAAGCGGTCCCTCCGACTGTGGCGGCATGGCCTGGCCGGATGGGTCAACGAGCTTCCGGCGGCGGTCCCGGCTGATAAGGACCTTGCCGTGCGGGTAGTCGCCCAGCGTTTCCGCGATGGTCACGAGCTCGGCCGCCAGCTCGATACTGGGCGTTGCCGTGGTCATCGGGGACATGAGTCCGAGCCGCGTAGCGCCTTCGGCGAAGGCCCCACGGTGCCCGCTCTGACAGTCGTCGGCCGCGTGGACCAGCTCGTGCAGGAGCACCGACAGGACCACGGCCGTGTCTCCCAGCTCCGGCGAGATGTAGACGTGGTTGACGCCGTCCTCGCTACCGGCCTTGGAGATGCACACGCCCCGGATCACGGCGTTCTCGCCGCCGTGCCCGTCAGGGCCGAATCCGACCGACAGGTGAAGCTGTTCGGGGAGGGGCATACCGATCTCCTCGAAGCGAGGGCGGAAGATAGTGGCAGCCTTGTGAAGCCAGGCTTCGCGGGTCTTAGAGAGGTCGTTCATCGCTGTTCCCTTTCGGCTAGAAGGGCTGGTTTTTGCTGACGGGATTAACCTTAGCGGATCACTACCGTCTTGCACAACTGCTAGCCGAAACCCTTTCACGAATGGCATTAGAAGCTCTAAGCAGCCGCCCTAAGCCCAGCTACTAGCCTCGAAAAACACGAAGCCCCCGCTCCGTTGAGCGGGGGCTTCATCTGCGACCACGAGTCTATTTGGCTATCCTTCGCCGCCTACGCTTCGCGCTGTCGGCGGACGTGACCTCCTTCGGCTGCGCTGGCGGCGGCTTCACCTCCCGCCTGCCGCTAGCCGGTACGTCACTGTCTTCGTTTGGATCTGCTGTCGCTCGGATCGTGATCACCTTGAGGACACTGATCTCTATCTTGCGGAACCCGCGATCACGGATCTTGCCCAGTAGGGCAAGCGATCCCAAGACGGTAATCGTGGAGAACAGCAGGAAGAGGACTATGCCCCATGGGCCTGCAACCGAGAGCAGCGCTCCCAGCTCGGCCCACATGATCTAGACCTAGCGAACCTGCGACGCGCGAGACGTCATAGGTCACCTCGCCCTTTCCGACTCGTAGGGGTCCCGTCTTCCAGTGGCGACGCGCCGTGACGGGGGACGGCGCTGTACCGCTGCTTCGATCCGTTCGTCTAGAACCACTAATCCATAAGTAGGGACGCGAAGGCTCCCGACGGCAGTCACAGTCTCGATGCGACCGAACGCCCACTCGGGGTGTTGCAACCATTGTGCCTCTGGCGCGGCAATGAAGCACAGGATTGTTTAAACGAACTCACCATTCCAGAGGATGACGTCCGTCTCCGAGGGGATAAGGATCGGCCACATCAGTTCTTCGACCGTCACGAGCGCTGCAGGGCCTGCCACGGACACTTCCTGGACGTGGCTCACGTGGCCGGTGAGGACGTCGGCGGGCTCATCCAACCGTAGAGGGCTGAGCCGGATGACGTCGCCTTGCCGGAGCTCTAGCGGCTTCCTGGTCTGCACTCTCGCCTCCATGTCCGCGCGGACCGCGGGCGCCCGTTTAAACAGGCCCGCCGGCCACAGGGCCACCCTGCCTCAGCCAGCGGAAACGCGCCACCGATCCACCCCCGAAAGCAGAAAGCCCCCGGCCGGAGCCGGGGGCTTCCCCCATCGCGTGATGGTTTTGGTGTCAGCAAAAACCGGGCTCAATAGTGAGCCAACCCAGAAAGGGAACGCGATGGAAGTCTCAGCCTAGCAAGGGAACCCTGCTGCCCGCGTCCCCTGCCAGGAGTGCTCAGGCCGCGCGGGCCTGGTTGGGGCAGTCCTGCCCGTCGTGCTCGAAATGTTGCATCACGCTGCCTGTGATGACGTCGGTGTCGTCCAGGTGGTGCGTGTCGGGGATCATGCCGAACACCTTGGCCAGTTCACTCGGCTTGGGGTGTCCGTCAAGGTGAACCCGGTACCCAGTGCAGCCGCACCCGTAATGGACCTTGAAGAGTCCGGCCGTGGCGGACTCGTAGATCACTTCGGACTTCTCGGCTGCAAGCTCGTCAACGTTGACGGGGTTCAAGGGCGTGTCCTTTGTGCAGTTATCGTCGCTGTCGGGCCAAGTAATGCAGATAGATCACGCTAGTGTCTTGCTCCGACGTTTTGGGCGCCGACCAGCGCCTTTACTCGAAGCATCGGCGGTAGTGATCTACGTATAGATGTCAACGTGGATGCCCGCCCGGCTGGCAAACCGGATCGTGCTCGCGGTGCCCCGGCTGTTGTCCTTATGGAAGGCCAACACCTTGCTTGCCCCGTCCTTCACCATCGCTTCGTTGCGGATCGGGCCGCCTGCTGGCCCTATCGACCAGTCAGCCCGGTAGACGCGCTCGGCGACGTCCAACCCGGCCCGCTGTGCTGCCGCGACCCACAACCCGGCGTGAGCGTCGGCCCCTGCGGGGCAGTCTCCGCGAGCGACGTCTAATCGCTCCCTGAGCCGCCGAGCTTCCCAGTAGGCAGCTTGCAGCGCCAGCCACACCGTTCCAGGCTTGTCCCAGTTGCGGGAGCCCGTGACGATGCCCCTCACCCCCCTCCGCCTCCACCCTTGGAGAACCCGAATCCGCCCCGAGTGATGTACTTGCCGGAACGGCTCGTGATGTTGACGTTTTGGGGCCTGACGGTGGTTCCCCCGCGCACGTGGCCGTTACTGGCCGTGCCGCCGTAGTACCAGAAGTAGGAGGCGTGCGACCCGCCGTCGCAGTAGCGATCGTCAACGATCTGGTACGCGCCGCTCCCGTCCGGCGCGGCCATGACACAGTCGGCCGTCACGTCGTCGGCACTGGCGCAGCCGGACATGACGAGCGCGGACACCGCGCCGACAACCCCGAGGGGGATGCTCCGGCTGGCCTTCCTCAACTGCCCGCCTCGATGACTTCCAGCTTGTGCATCAGCTCGGGGAGCTGCGGCAGCCTGGCGGCGTTGACGCTCGTGGACGAGTAGCTAGGCCCGTTGTGGCAGGTGAACCGGAACACCAACACGCGCGCGCCGTCTCCGTCCCGGTCAAGCTTGACGTCTACTTCGTCGGCGACGACGCCGATGAAACCCCTCATGCTGCGTTTGAGCGCCTTTCTGGTAGAGAGACGAAACAGGTGGCGGGATGTCCCGCCACCCACTTGCTACCGACTTGCACATTATCGACATGCAAGTCGGTAGCGCAATAGTCATCCGAAAGGGTTCGGCTGTTGAGTGCGAGATTCCAGCCGGGCGGGCTCCGCGGCTTCGTTTAAACGGCCCCGCCGGCACGTGCGGCCCGAACAGTTGTCGCAGGTCAAGCCGCTGAGATGATGATGGCCAGCTCGTACAGTGCCCGGATGGCACCGATGACCAGCAGCCAGAAGATCCCGCTTGCCAGCATCACGGCCAGGCAGCCGAGCATGAGTTCCTTCGGGGTGGGCGGCTGGTCCATCAGCCCGCTGTCACGAACTCGTGGGTGACGTCTTCCCAAGCCGTGGCGGCCCGGAAGACTCGGATGCGGTCTCGCTCCCATGTGCCCTTGCGGTAGCCCACGGCCCTACGCGCGGACTCTCGCGAGTCGTACACGTTTCGGTGGTTGCAGGCAACGGGGTAAACCCGGTAGGTCTCATGGGGCAGCTTGTACGTCAACGCCCTCCCTCTCTGTCGTCGTGGGTCACCGCGTAGGCGTGCGCGTTCGTCATGGCCCGGCGGGCTCCAGGCGCGTTCTCGTGGACGCCTCGCGGCCGGTTGATCCGCTTGTTCAGCCGCTCCGTGAGCCGGTCTACGGCCCGCTGGTACGTCTTGCGCTCGGCGGCCGTGAGTGGCTCCCAACCGGCCACCTTGAGCGCTTCGCGCTTTTCCTTGGTCAGCCCGGCAGCTTCGTGCTTGCGGGCGATGATCGCCCGGTAGTTGGCGGGGAGCTGCGTTAGGCATTCCTTGAGGTCCCACACCGACACGACGATGGAGCCGGTTTCGAGCACCACGGCGTAGGAGTCCTTTGCCGGGGGCTTTGACCAGTCCTGTTCGCTCGTCTCGTACAGCACGGCCAGCAGTGACCGGACTTCGGCTGGGGTGTAGAGGTAGCGGGCTGTCCTGGTGGTGTAGTCGGCCCGCTCTCTCATGCAGTAGGCGTGAGCGTCGGCCCGGAGCACCGCGAACAACGCGGCTTCGTCCATGGCGTTGTATCGCTCCGGCCGCTTGCACGCGCCGGTCAACACTTCCTGTGTGATGTCGTCTGCGTCGATCATCGGCCAGTCGCGGGCCACGTACTTCCCGACCCGCGATGCCGTGTCGATCACTTCAGCGGTCAGCACCGCTTAGTTCCAAACCTTTCCGTCAGCGATGAACGTTCCGTCTGGCTGCATGGGGTACAGCTCGGGCCTTACTCGGCGGCCGTCGATGTGCAGGACCGCAAACCCCGACTGCCAGTTGGCGGCCCCGCGCGGCAGATAGGCCGGGGCCTTGCCCGGCCGGGTGTCCATGACGTGTCCCACTTCGACGCCCCACAGGGTGCTTGTGCGTCCCTGGTAGCCGGTTGTGTCGGGGCACATGGCCAGCTTGTGAACATGCCCCATGACGACGCTCCGGCCGATGGTCTTTGCCGCGTTGAGTGCAGTCCGGCCGGGGATGGCGGACAGGCTGAACCCCTTGTGGCCGTGCGTGGCGATCCAGCCGGGGGCGATGGGGTGGAATGCGCCCACCAGCTCGACGCCGTGGCTGTTGAAGTCCAACAAGACGTCGATGTCGAAAGCGTTGCTCGTGGCTAGGGCTGGGCTGTACTTGGCCAGGTATTCGGCCGGGCGCGTGTCGTGGTTCCCGGCGATGAACTGGATTGGCCCGTCGTAGCCGCGCCGGAGGTCCCCGAGCAGGCGCTTGCCGGTCTCGACATCTCGGAAGACGTCGCCGCGGAACTCTTCGGCTGTCCCCTTTGACCAGCGGCTAGGCGTGGGGAAGTCCATGTAATCCCCAATGATCAGGACGTCGTCCGGCTTGGTCGCGTGGATGTAGCCGTGAAGCGCTTTGACCTGGCGGGGGTTGTGGTAGGGGATTTGGGCGTCGGGGTAGATGAGGAGTCTCCTAATCGCCTGCCTCCACGTCCATGCCGAGCTGGAACAGGATGGCCATTACGAGAGCGTTGAACACGATGTCTTGCCCGTTCTGGTAAGCCTGCTTGGCTTCGTTGAGCAGTGGCATGTATTCGGCGGGCAGGTCCTCTAGCGGCACCAGTTCCATGGCGTGGGCCACCATGGCGTTCCTGGTGAGGTTGATGAGAACCTTTTGCCCGCGCGGCAGGAATTCGTGGAGGATCATACGGTGAACGCCTTCTTGAGTTCCCGCTTGAGGCGGGTAAGCCGGATGCGGAGCATGACCGCGTAAGCGATCTGGTCGTTAGCCTCTTCAAGCGCCCAGTCGATCAGTTCCGAAATGGTCATCTTCTCGAACGTCTGCGTATCGCCATAGTCGTACTGGTCCTTACCGACACCGAGAATTCGGCTCTGGACAGCGTCTACGGACGTTTTGATGGCGTTCGCGAGTTCTTCACTCGTCATTGATTCCAACCTTTGCTAGTAGGGGCTCAGCGCCGTGCTCTTGAACAAACGAGTTGACGTCATACCCTTCGGGCATTGGCACTATCCGGACGTTGTCCGAGTGCTTAGCGATGGTTTCGCCGAGCTTCTTTCCTTGGCCCTTGTCGTCGTTGTCCGCGAGCACGAAAACGTGGTCGTACTGGTGGAGGGCTAGCGCCCACTCTTTGCGCCAGGCGGACACGCCGGGGATCGCTATGGCTGGTAGACCGGCCTGCGTGGCGGTGATGGCGTCGATCTCGCCTTCGCACACGCACATGATCGGGCTGTCCAGTTCTAGCGCTCTGGTGTTGAAAGGCCGGGGCGTATCCCCCGGCACGGACAGGTATTTAGCTCCGTCGCCGTCTCCTATTCGGCGGAAGCGGATCTGGAGCGTGACCCGATCGGGAGACAGGTACGGGATTGCCAGGCGGCCCGCATAGGGCTCATGACCCGGCATCGAATCTGCGACGTACCCGAGTTGAAAAGATCGAATGCTGTCCGGGGCTAGGCCCCGGCTCATCAAATACTCTTCTGCGGCGCTTCCGCGCATTGCGCGCTGATACCGCCGGGTGGCTGTCTCCAAGAATTCCAGTGAGGATTTCGAGGGCACTAGGGTAATCGCATGTCTCCTTCCAGCGAATAAGGGCGATCGGGTCGCCCTTGGCTTCGCAGGCGTGGCATTTAAACGCTCCGCGTTCCGTGGATACGCTTGCGGAAGCGGAGCGGTCTTCGTGGAAGGGGCATCGCATTGGAGCCCACCGATACCCCTCGGGTACGTACTCGGCTCCGTAGTGCGTGAGGACTTCGGTTATGCCTTGCGGCGGTGTTTCCCGCATCGCTTCACCTTTCGGCTTGCGCGGCGCTCTTGCCATTCGCCGAGCAAGGCCAGGGCGAAGATGAGGGCAACGAAGCCGATCGTTGCGCCGATTGCCTCTATCGGGTCATTGGCGCTCATCGTTCAGCAGTTCGTTAAGAAGGTGGTCGCCCACGATGGGCAGGATGCGCCGCCACTCTTCGAGGGTCATCACGACGTACGCTTCGCTTACGGGCTTGCGGGGGGCCTTCACGACCACGACGCCGGCGGGAGCGTTTAAACGAGTCTTGATGGCCTTGAGCTGCTTCGCGTACTCGCTGAGCGTGATTTTGCGTTCGGCCTTGCACTCGTGGGGGATGGGCCAGGGCACCGCAAGATCCCCGGCCCCGAAGTCACGTGAGCCGATCCTGTCCACGCCTGGGATGGCTTGGGCTAGGTAGTCGGCGACTTCCCGTTCCCAGCGAGTGCCTTTGGCCTTGCTGGGGCTCGACAGGTTAGTACTTCCCCATCAGCCGAGTGACTGCGTGAGTCGGAACCCACGTCTCGCGCGGCTCGATCTCGCGGTAGCCGTTGGCGGGGGTCCAGGTGCCGTCCACGAGCCCGTGATAGGCCCGCCGCGACTCGTCGTAGGTGAGGCTGCCTTCCACGAAGTGCAGGCCGTCGCCGTCCCTTGTGGCGATGAACGTGATCTCGGGCAGCTTGTCTGCCGGAACGTAGATGCTCACCGCTAGGCGGCCTTCTGCTGCTCGGCGGGCTGCTCCGCCTCCGGCTCGACCACCAGGCCCACGATGCGGCTCGCGAGGAGAACGAACTCCTCACTGCTGTAGCCGTGAGTGAAGGTGACCACGATGTCGTCAATGGGGACGAAGGTCCCCGGCTTGACGTCCACGCGGCCGACGTGCTCGATCAGGACAGCCTTGACGGGGAGCGAAGGGGACAGCATGAGGTATCTCCGTTAGTCAGTGATGGACATGCGAGAAAGGTCCGCGTTCAAAATCACGCGGTACTGCTGGCCGACGTCGGGGCGGCCGGTGCGGTTCTTGGCGATGACGACGCCGAGCTTTCCGTCAGCGGGCCGGAACAGGTTCAGGACCAGGCTCGGCTTCTTCGAGATCTTGCCCTTGAGGGCGCTCAGCGGCGGCGGCTCGGTGCCGTCGTCGTAATCCGCGGTGAGGTGATGCAGGGCGATGACGGCCGCGCCGGTGGCGCGGGCTAGATCCGCCAAGTACGCCATGATGGATTCGAGAGCGAGTGTTCCGCCCTCTTCGCTGTCTGGGGTGACGTCGGAGACGTTGTCCACGACAACGAGTTCCGGGTACGCCCCGTAGACGGCCGCCCAGCACTTCACATGGTTCTCGATGTCGTCCAACGTTGGGGACGATTCAAAGCACCAACGCAGCTTCCGCAAGGCGCTGAGCTTGGAGTCGAGATAGCGGGTATCCCCGCTCTCGACTAGTTCGGCGATCTCGTCGCGGGTACTGCCGGTGAGCATGGCGGCGGCCCGCTCGTACTGGATAGCTGCGTCGCTGTCGGCTGACAGGTACAGCGTCGGGACTCGTGATGCGGCTGCCAGGGTGAGGGCAAACACCGACTTGCCGACGCCCGGCCCAGCCGCGACCAACGCGAGTTGGCCGCGCCTGAACTGGACTCCTTCGGCTTCTAACCGTTTAAACGGGCTAGAGATCGGCAAGCCCGTCTCCCCCGCCTTAACCCGCGCTCGGGCGAGCGTATACAGCGGGGCGCCCTTTCAGTTAGGCCGGACGGGTCCGGCACCGGTTGGGGTCGTTGCGGTCCAGCGGGCAGGCGTAGAACGCCTTATACGGCTTGTTGTTGCGCCCGACTCCGGCGGGCACATACTTCATCTCGCCGTGGTCGCAGAACACTCCCTCGTCGTCGCCGGGCGGGCTGTCCGACCAGTCCGGCGCGTCGTCATAGGCCGGTACCGTCTGGCGGCTCTGGGGCCGGTTCTGTGGGCGCTGGGGAGCCTGCCGGGGGGCGGCTCCCCGTGCTGGAGCGCCGTTGCTCTGAGAGACGTACGTCGCGCCCAGCTCGGCCTTGAGCAGGAACGCGGACCTTACGGTGTGGGTCACACTGGCGACGGCTTCGGCGAACTGCCCGTCAACCTCGTTCGCCTCGGCGATGAAGTCGGCCGCGCTCGGTGCCCGGAGGTGATAGAGACCAACCTTGCGGCCCTGGCCGTCCCAGATTTCGACGTCAAGGGCGTGCGGGTAGTCCTCTGCCAAGTGGCTCTCCTTACTAGATGATCACTACCGTCTTGCATATTATGGGCGAAAGGAAAGCCGGTCCATGCCCATGACAGAGCAGAACCGGCGGACGGGACAGGTGTTGCAGTGGTCTCCAGGATTGGGCAGGTAGTTGCCTGCCTTCTCACTGGCGTCCATCTGCTTAAACCATGTGGTCACCATGTCGCGCGTGTAGGGGCTAAGGGGGATCGGGTCTAGGGCCTTGTTGTCCTTCGCCATGTAGTAGTCGCCCCACTCGACCGCATCGCCCGTGAGGTCGAACACAGCATGCCGGTATACGGCTAGCTGCATGGGGCTGACGGGTCGTTTGGAGCCGGTCTTGATGTCTCGCACCAGGGGGCGGCCCCACGGGTCCACCATGATCAGGTCTATGTACCCGATCACAGTGATCCCGTCCAAGTCGATTGTGAAGGGAACTTCGGCTGCCGGTTCGCCCGGCAGCAGCTCTAACACCTGGAGCTTGGACGCTAGGGCTTGCTCGATGTAGCCGGACACTTGGACTCTCCCCCGGTCTATTCGGTTGGCGAGGTCCACGTCTGGTTTGGTCCGGCCGGGGCATAGCCAGTTGTTGATGTCTGGCTCTACCTCAAGCATCTTGGCCGCTTCGCGGTCGAAAGCTTCCTCGAACCACGCTATTGCGGTTTCGGGGCTGTGCTCGCGGTAGGTGCGTTCCCATCGTTCGATCGCTGCGTGTACGGCTACACCTTGCGCGAACCATGCTGCGGGGGTTTGTGGTGCCCGCGCGACCTTTGATAGCCGGTAGGACTCCCCGCAACTCGCATAGCTGGTGAGCTGTGACACGGAACGATGCTCGGGCATGCGTTCCACCCTTCGTAAGGGGTGATGTCGTTGCGCGTTTCCACTGTTGAGTTCTCAAGTCGTGCCGAGCACGGGCCGGGTACTAAGTCCCCCTGCCCCCGCGTCACCAGGCTCAGAGGAGTGTTCCCCGGCCGTGCTGAGCACAGCCTAGCCGACAGCTACCGTCTTGTACAAATCGAATTCCGAACCTACCCCGGCAGGGGTATCGGGGCAGGCCAGGGGATCGTCCCGGCCCCTGGCCGGACACCAGAAGGTGAAGTAGCAGTACGTTCCGTCTGCCTCCTCCTCCGTGGCGGTGTTGATCATGCGGCTGTTGATGGGCATCAGGTCGGCGTTCGCCAGGAGGTAGGCGGGCTCTACCGGCAGTCGGTAGCGGATCTCGACCATGACCCCGTCCGGATAGGTGATATCGGCCCGGCTCACGCCCCCGGCGTGCTGGCTGCGCGCGATGTCGAGGATCGCGAACGGGTTTGCCGGTCCGTACAGCTTCAACGCTCCCCCTCAAGGGACTCTTAACAACTTGCCCGAACGATCTAAGCGGAGTGACGCAGTGCCAGGGAAGACGGCGCGAGCCGCTTTCTGTTGCACCCCTGCAATTGATCTTGATCCGCTTAGCCGATGAGGTCGGCGATCCAGCCCAGCAGGCCCGAGTGTCCCGCGGTCGCTCCGCCTTCCGGCGAAGGCATGGGCCGCACCGGTGCCGCCGTGGGCTCCGTCACCGTAAGTGACGGTTCTGGGACGCCGGAAGGCACTGCCGGCGGGGGCTGAGACGTTCCCGGCAACGGGGTTGCGATCGGCGCCGCTGTGGGCTCTGGCGAGGCTGTGGGCGATGGTAGCGGGCTGATGGGCATAGAGGTAGGGGTGATCTCCGGGACCTGCCCAGGAGGCGTTGAGTCGCTTGTCGGGGTGGGCGTGGGTGTGGGCGTGCTGCTGGTGTGCACGACCGTGGGCGACGGCTTCGGGGAAATGTGCGTGGGGCTGACTGTCGGCGCAGAGGGGCTCGGCGTCGAACGGTGCGGCTGCCGAGACTCTCTAGGCTGCGGTGTTGGTGTATCGGCGTTGGCGCTAGGCGGCGTTGCTACGGCTGTAGGAGTCGGGCTTTCGGCTAGTTGAGCCAACCGGGAAGGGTCGCCGCTGGGCGGCTCGCCTGTCGCGGTGACCGTTTGGGCCACGGTTGGCACTACCGGCCTACCGGCCGTGGCTTCGTAGGCGACAACGCCCGATGCCCCTACAAACAGGCCGGTGGCGACCCAACCGGCAGCGACTTTCCCCGCAACGGGGCCAACGATCGGCGCTGCCGAGTGTGCCGCTCCGGCTGCGATAGGAATTACGGTTGCTAGCCCGGCTCCGGCCGGGGCGGCGACTACCCCTCCGGTCGTCACGGCTGCGGCTGTGGCGCTGCCTGCCGTCACCCCCCCTGTTGCCCCGGCTCCCGCTGAACCGGCGGCCGAAAACTTTTGGATGAAGACGGCTGGTAGCAGGGCCAGGCCGACGACTTTGGCGGCTTTGAAGAGGGACCGGGCAGCGCTCATCATGCGCCTGGTGCGCTTGGCTTGGCGGACTTGGATCGGCGTTAGGAGGGGGTTGGTAGCTTCCTGGCTCTTGCGAGCCTCAAGGTCGGTGAACAGGTCGTAAGCGTAGGAGTCTGGGGGGTCGCCGCGTGCAATACGGGCCTGCACCTCCGCTAGGCGCTTCTCCGCCTTCGCCGTTAGGCGCGTGCTAGCGTACCGCTTGCCCGACTTGTTGACGAGCGACGCGATTTGGAGCGTATCTAGCCCTTTCTCCTCCAAGACGAGCGTGAAGTATCCCCTAACCTCCTCGGCTTCCTCATAGCAGTAGTGCAGTAGCGCCATGTAGTTGCTTAGGCGCTTTACGACGTCCTCTTCGTCTTTGGCGCGGCAAAGGATCGCTTCCAAGATTCCACGGTGACGCTCAAGGTCCATGCCGTAGGTGCCCCCTCCCGAAACATGCAGGGAAGGGACATGGATAGCCTAAATAGCTCTGGTTCGTCAAAACGTTATCAGCGTCTACATACGGTCCACATGCCGCTAAAACGACGATAGCCAGGGATGCCCCTGGCTATCGCAATAGGCAGCTAAGCGAGCGACCTATTGGGAGACCTTCTGTGATGCTGCTTGCAGCAGCCCGGCAACGCGACTCACCCTCTCGGTCGCGGGAATGAGGTGGAAGCCGCCTTGCGGGCAGAAGTCGCTTGGAGGCTCGTTAGGATCATAGGAGACGTCCCAACCTTCCTCAACTAGCGCGCGCGCCCAACGGATGGCGGTTGCCTGGCGATGGGCGCTGATCATCTTCCCCTTCGCCATCTGCGACAGCTCACGCATGTACTGAAGGGGGGCGGCCCGCTTGTGTTCTTCCTTGACTGTCCAAGGGATGGCGTCACTGTGGTCTAGCTGCGTACGGCTCAGCCCCATGCGCTTCACGGCATGAGCAACCCCGCTATAGGACGCTCCCAGCTCCTCTGCTATCTGGCTGTAGGATCGACCGTCCCTCAATAGCTCCAGCAGCCGGTCACGGTCAATACTTGGACCTCTGGGGGCCATGATCAAACTCCTAGCGTGGGGAAGGGTAACGCTGCGCGGCTCATGCGGATCAAATTAGCTGCGCCGGACCACCCTGTCCACCGTCTTGCACAACCGTCTTGCAAATTAACGTATCAGGGCGAGATTAACAGGTCAGGCGGCATGCGTTATTCCTGATCAGCGAGTCAGCACAGGAAAACATTCGATAGTGTGTTCGATGCAGTTGCATAAAGCTGCAAATCGACTGTGACGCGCGTTACAGCATGCAAGGTCGTTTAAACGGCTGCTCGCGGTGGCTAGGAACCGTGTTGCAGCGGGCTACCGTGATACAGCCCGTGATGCCGGAGGTGATGCAGTCCACCTCGAATCAGGCCCGAGTAGACCGGAGTCGGCTCGTCCCCGTGACGCCCGGTGAGACCGCGTATTGCCTGGCCAGCGGCCGAATTCCGAGCAGGCCGGACTAGGCCCCAGGTGCCACAGGGGTCTTCCACCACAGATCCGA